TTTTAGTTGTGGAGTGCCTAATCCACCCCTCTGCTTTCGCTTGAGTTTGAGTGTGGCCCTTTTTCAGTTATTTTGAGTCGCCAAAAAGGTTTGAACTGGGACGACTAGACCCTCAACTATAGACCTCAAAAAATCTTATGTAAAGACGCTGTATATGGTAGGTGTGGACAGTTCTAACCACTAGACGCTTGAAAGGCTTTATTGTTAATAGAGCTAGTGGTATAGTGAGAGTACAATTTAACAAACCTTTGCGAAGGGAGAATAAACGTGGCTGACGATTTACAGCAAGAACCTCTAACACAAGAGGAACAAGCATATATGGACACCCCTGTTACTGTACAGGTGGCGCCCGACAATCAACAGTGGTTGAGCACCTTACTGGAAATGCGACCAGAAGAGTTGCGAAACTACGCAATTTACAATTACCAAATACCGATAGAGGCCGCCAAAGCGGTCGGCCGTAACGAGCTTATTCAGTTGATCGTTACCGCCAACATTGCCGGACAGACAGGTAGCTCGGTTTTACGTTCAAAGTACCGCTACTTGCCTCGACTACGAGGCATTTTACCGCCCGAAGTTACTCAACGACGTGGGCGGTCTTTGTATTTAACTAGGGGTGAAGCCGACACTATGCAAGTCCGCGATAAGCGTACTGACGAGTGGGTTCCCTACCGAAAACTAGTGCCGACTGATAAAGACGTGGCTCGCACGTTCGCAAGTGAGGGGGCCGACGGAATGGCTAACGAGTTTAGTCCGGCCGGCAAGCGAGCAATGGCCGAACAAGCCGAGCAAGACAAACAAGAACCGCCACTGGCTCAACTGGACGAAAAAACGCTTGATACTGAGGTAGAAAAGGCTTCTGAAGCCGGACAGTCTTCACCTAGCAATCTACCGCCGGAAGTAGTTTTAGCCGCACTACCCAAAATGAACCGGGGCGATCTCGAAAAAGTGGCCAAGAGTTTAGGTGTATCGGACACGTCCGACGCCAAGTTCCCGGCCGCTAAAGACCTTCGAGCGTTCATTGAAACAGCCTTGAAGGCACCAGTAAATACTTAACAAGTCAAGTAAAATAACCTTAAGAGAGGGAGAATAAGACAATGGACGAAGGAACATCAGCACAAACACAAAATGCGACTTACGACGAGCCACAAGGCACTATGGGGGGTGCAATAGGCCGTCCACTGAACGACCTACAAATTAGCTCCGTAGACCAAGCTCTCGGTGCTCTTGATGGCGAATTACACAATGCCGCGAGTGCTTTTGGCGAGTTGGTCAAAAAAATAACGCCAATTTTGCGGCTTGAACCCGAAGGGGATGGTAAACAAGACACGGTTGGGCGCGACCACCCTGTCAATTTGGCCAACAAAATTGAAGAGCGCGTGGGAATGGCCCGCGATCTTCGTATGACCATTCATAAAATCAGTAAACTAATCGACCTATAGCCAATTCGGGGCTCTGGTGGGGGGAGCAGGCGAGCGGTACCGCCCCCTCTCGTCTCTCCTCACGGGAGCCCCAACCATAACTCAACAGAGGAAAATATGACTAAAAAGATCGAAGTCCAATTTTATAGCGACCAAATCGCCGAAGCAGTCCGGGCGACGGCTCAGGCGGTGAAAGCTATGCAAAACAGTGGGCTCCAAGAGCGGGCCATCGTGGCGCTGATCAAAGGCTACGATAGCCGGCTCACCAAAACCAACATTAACGACGTTTTACGGGCACTCAAGGGGATGGGTAGATATTACCTAAAAAACGATGATTAATCTGATAAAGTTCTACTATAACTGGTACGCTGGCCTCTTCAGATTGTGGCTAGGTTTTTGCCCTAGCTGTAATTCCAGCCCACCACTTAGTCGATGCCAAGTTTGCAAAGGCGATAGTGACTATGGCCCGTCAGACCGCAGAATCTATCCTGCAAAGTACTTACAGTGGAAGGCTCGTTACCGGCGGGGCTTAATGGAGCAGTACCTATGAATGAGGACAAAGGTCTACTCCTAGAGCTTGTAGGTTACGAAGCCGCTGACTGGTCGACATTTCGTGTCTATAAGTATAAATATCCCGGTGGGGATGTTAAGACTGTGGATGGGCCTACTCCAAAGCAGACCGGCGAAACAGTACGCTTGGTTGTTGAAGTTGTAGGGCTGAAAGATACTAAAGCTCCAACGGGAGACTGGGGTAAAAAGATATGAACGATCCAACGCGTGTGAGCGACTGCCACAAAGTTCCGGTGCGTGTTGTAGGCGGTGAAGAGGGTACTAATCACTACGAATGTACGCAGTGTGGTAAAGCGTGCGATGGTATCATTCTCACCCCTGAAGCACCAGCACAGCCTACCGCTAAAAAGGCCGTCGAAAACAAAAAAACAAAACCACGCGCCAAAGGCAAGAAGCGTGGCAATAAACCCGGCAACAATGGTCGTAGAGGTTATCGTGCTCCAAAAACTCTCGAACGCCTCGTCAGCAAAAAACTAATGGTACAGCGCATTGTGCAGGCTACAGACAGTATTTTGAACGCCCAGCTTAACAAAGCTCGCGGTGAGACCTTCTTGATGGTTCGCGGCCATACCGGTAAGGGTAGAGACCGCAAAGCATTTACCGAGATTGTAACTAGCCTCGAGCTTATCAAAGAATACGTGATAGACGATGGAGCTACGCTAAACTCTAAGAGCGATGATTATTACTACTATATCAGCAGAAAACCAGCCGACAATCTCTCAATGCAGAACCTACTAGACCGGGCCTATGGTCGACCGACTGAGAAGGTCGAGCTTGGGGAGAGAGACGATGGCGACCTAGAGGAGTTAAGCGATGAAGAATTACAAAACAGTATCGACGCCTATCTCGAACGACGACGAGCTAAAGCGAAGAACTGATGTGGTTTTGAGGCGCGACGCCAAAGCCGACAAGCATTATTTTGTCCGGCAGTTCTTAAAAACCTTCGACCCGCGCCCTGAAGCCTACCCACACGACATCGACTTTTTGCCTTATGACTTCCAAGACGAACTGATCGACCAAGTCTACGCAGCCCTCAAAGACGGCCACGACCTATTTATCGAGAAGTCGCGCGATATGGGTGTTTCGTGGATTGTGCTGGCCGTGCTGTTTTGGTGCTGGCTGTTTGAGCCGGGCTTCCAAGCTCTAATCGGCTCGCGTAAAGAAGAGTACGTCGACAACAGGGAGATAGACAGTCTTTTTGGCAAAATCGACTACTTTATTAAGACAATCAAAGACCCGAAGTTGTTGCCGCAGGGCTTCCGCTCGTCAGTGCATAGAACGTACCGCAAGCTCACCAACCCGGACAATGGTAACGCTATCATCGGCGAAAGCTCTAACCCAAACTTTAGCCGTGCTGGCCGCTACCGCGTTGTGGTCTACGACGAGTTTGGCTTTTGGCCTGACGCTAAAAGCTCGTGGACTGCCGGCGGCGACGCGGCCCGGAGCCGTATCGCCATCACCACGCCGCCGGACATCCCAAGCTACGCTAAAAGTGTCCGCTTTAGCGATAAAATACAGGTGATAACACTTCATTGGAGCCAGCACCCCAACAAGACTAAAGCGTGGTACGCCCACGAAAAACAACGCCGAACTGAAGACGAGGTGCTCCACGAGCTTGATATATCGTGGGAGTACAGCGCGGCGGGCCGGCCTTACCCGGAAGTTGACCATATACCTTTTGGCCAGTACCCATACGACCCCGATCTTCCACTTTATGTTTCAATGGACATCGGGCTCGACGCGGTGGCTTTAGGTTGGTACCAGCCCGTCAAAAACTCCGACTGGTGGACGCTAATCGAGGGTTTCGAGAAGAGCGAGAAAATCATTGACTGGTTCTACCCGTTCTTTGGCCGTCCAATTAACTCCGGTCGTTTTACTTATTCCGATGACGAGTTGAAAATGATAGAGCGCAATCGCTACTGGCGCGAGGCTACTTATTTTGGCGACCCGTCCGGCAAACAGCGGCATATCGAAAGCGGCGAGAGCCCGTATTTTAAGCTCAGACAGGTTGGTGTCTACGTTCAGAGCAATGAAAAAGATAACGAGTGGCTGCCACGCCGCGACGCCACAAAAGGGCTGCTCTCTAAGCTCCAAGTCAATGAGACGCCCGGTACTCGCTGGTGGCACGAGTGTATGAAGCTGGCCCGCTACCCGGTGCGGAAAGAAGAGACCCAAAGCACCACGCCTATCACCAAACCAGTGCACGACTGGACGAGCCATCACAGGACACAAATAGAGTTCTTCGCTGTTAACTACAAGTCATTTCCGTCAATTCCTAAAGGAGCAAAGGGGCGGGCTCGAAAGGCGGTCTACGATGAGACAGGTCGCTTAATCACTTAGTTTGATATAAAATGAGCTTATGGCTAACGATTTAGCGGACACGGGAGACGAAGATTTCGAGACCGCAGATCAAGGGTACGCGGCTTATCTGATGACTAAGTATACCTTTCTCGGCGCTATCGACACCGGCCAAGCCATCGGCAAAGGTAAGTATGGCACCAAGAAGAGCTTTACGTTTTTAGTACCGACAGGGGTAGATATGGATCAAGAACTGTTTGACTACCAGAATGGCCTAGACAATACCAAAGTGCCGGCTGTTGTGATGTTTAATAAAATGCGGCTGATACGCGACCACTGTAAACGACCGATAGATATGAAAGTGGTAGCTTAAGGATATTATGGTGCTTAAAAATCCTATAAGAAATGCGAAAAAAGCCGAAAGGATAACTCTCTTACGCTCTCTACTCGGTGGAGCGTGTATTAACTGTGGCTCAATCGATAACCTTCACTTTGACCACGTATTGCCAGAGGACAAATCGTTCAATTTTTGGAGTAATTGGGATTGTAGTTTAGAGCGTCTATTGCCCGAATTGCAAAAATGTCAACTTCTGTGTTCTCCGTGCCACGCTCACAAAACGGCTCAAGACAACGGTTTTACGGGCTATAAGCACGGAACTTACTCAATGTATACCGGTGTGAAATGTCGTTGTGTTGCCTGTAAGACGGCTAATGCAATATATAAACTTGAAAACAAGCGCAACAGGAGACTGGCTTATGTCTAGCGGAGAGATAGGCTCGGATTTAACGGATACTCAACCAATGGGCGACACTGGCCAGAAGACGGCCAGCCACAGCATTGACCCGGTTGTCTGGCAAAATCGTCTCGACACGGCTTATAAAAACCAGTTACCAATGTTCAAGAAGTGGGCCGAGTATTACAAGCTGATGTACGCCATCAAGACCTACAAAAACATCGGCCGCTGGCGCTCGAAAGCATTTATACCCGTTATGAGCTACAAAGCGTGGACTATCATAGCCAAGCTGCTCGCGCTTCAACCCGGCTTTTCGGTTAAGATATACGACAAAGTTTATTCGACAGATGACGCGCTTAAGATACAAAAAGCCAACCTGAAGCTGGCCTATGACTACGACAACCCATTCCTAGACGAGACCATCCGCGACCGCTTGTTCGATAGCGCTTCTGACGCCGTGATTGTCGGCACCGGCTTCGGTAAAGCCGATTGGTGTACTGGCACTCGCAAATACTACGAGCCGATCACAAAAGAAGACGGCACGCCAGATTACTCAAAAGAGACAGAGGTAGAGCTAGACCACGCTTGGAATGACCTTGATCCGATTAACTCGTTTGATGTGTTTGTTTCGCCAGGTGGCCGGAGCATACAGAAAAAAGCGTGGGTGATTACTAAGTACCGCAAGAGCCGAGCCGAGCTTTTATCCGACGAATACTACGACTCTAAAATTATCGACGCTCTAGTACCAACCGGTAAGCAAAAAGACCGCGTGGCCCAGTATAAACAGGCTCGCAACCGCCTAATTGGCACTGGCACCATCGACCAAGAGACTATCGACGACACTGTCGACAGCTTTGATGTTTACGAGTGCTACGAAAAAACCGAAGACGGCGTCTACTTAACTTGTTTCGCGGAAGCCCACCTCGACAGCGACTTGCCGAAAGAGGCCAGTTCAACCAAGCCGGTCAAAGGCAGCCAGAACACCGACCAGACCAGCGATGAACGCAACATTTGGGTTCGTATACGCGACGTCAAACAACCCTACTGGCACGGAATGTACCCGATTGTGCCGTTCTACATCCGCCGCCGACCGCACGATATGTGGGGCGAGAGCATTTTTGAAGTTACCGAGAGTATGGCCAACGCCTACAATGACATTTTCAACCAGTACGCTGATAACCTAAACATCGTCGGCAACGGCGGTATTTTAATGCACGATACTTCCACCACGATTTACGATTTCTACTACGCGCCGGGCGGAGAGGTACGTTACTCTGGTACGCTACCAACCTTTGAGAGTCCCACACAGCCGCCTATGGAGATATTCAACGTTATGATGAACTTGCTGGAAAAAGGCATAGAGTGGGGTACGATCAGCAACTACGCTACCGGTACGCCTTCTAGCTCAACCGACAAGACGCAAGGTACGGCTACCGGCATTATGCGCCTCCAAGAAGCCGCCGGCGAGATTGCTACCTTTATGAAAAGTAACTTTATGCAGTCGCTAAAGATGACCGGTACTATGTGGCTGTCTAACAACCGGCAGTTCTTAGACGATCCGTTGGCGTTGGAAATGAAAAAAGGTATGTCCAGCCAAGCAATGACCATCACCAGCGACGACTTTTTACAGACTATGGTTGTCACCATCGACGAAGACAGTATGCAGCCAGCCACACCAGATGAGCGTGTTCAAAAGACTGTGGCGTGGCTCCAACAGATGTTCGCTGTGCAAAATCAGAGTTTTGTTCAAGCCGGGATTGCACCAGTAGCGAAGGGTATGCAGCCAGTCGCACCGCCACTGGGTGCCGATGGCACTCCGTCCGTTAAACCGATATACTATAACCTAGAAGCTATGGCCAACGAGGTTAGTACTGAGTTCGGCAAACCAGACTTCGATACATTCCTGCACGACCCCGCCGAAACTGGCGAGCAACCACAAAATGCGGCTGATATGATAGCCGCCATCCGAGCCGAGGTGGATAGTGGCAACCTAGAGCCCGCTATAGCCCAGTTAATAATCGATCAACTAGAAGGAAGGAGTACGCCGAATGCCGCCGAACAGACCGCCGCAGCGACCGACACGTACGGAGACACCGCAGGCGCGGTTAATCCACCTCAACCAACGGCTTAGTTTCGTTGGAGCCGTTAAGGTCGTAGTCGAAATGCCAGACTGGAAGGCCGTTGAAGACCATATCAGAGCCGCCGTCAACCAGTTCAGGCGCGACCAAGCGGCCGTTAATCCTAATGACCCCGATAGCCTACTTAGTTTTAATCAGCGAGCGCTATTTATGGCTGGCAAGATAAATGGCGCGGAGTGGTTGCTTAACGAGTTTACTGCGGCCCAACAAGAAGAGCAGAATCTTCGAGACCAGATAAAGGAAACCGAACAGGAAATGAAGGGTGCCAAAACCTAGCAAAGAAGATAGAGCAACTTTCCGCCATATCTTCGACGGGAGTGAAGCCGGCGAGGGGCCTTTTCACGTGAAAGGCGGAGAAGACGCGGAAGTTATCGTCGTCGGCAACCCGGACACGTGGAAACGCGTGTCAACGCCCTGTGCTAAGGGTAAGCACGACCCGGTCTTAGACCCCACCGAAAAAAGCATAGAGGGCTACGTTGGGTATAAATGCCGGCGTTGTAAAATTGGCTGGATCGTGCCAAAACCAGTAAATGCTAGAAAACGTAATAAAACTGCTGTACTATAAACGTAAGGGAGATAACAAATGTCCATAGGCAATGCCGACATCCGCGACCAAGATAGAGACGTGATTCGCGCTAACGCTCAAAACGCGGTGTTCCGAGTCTCAAAGCAGATTATTTTTGCGGCGGCCGCAAAAGCCTCATTAGAACTTCACTCACTGCTTGCGACTAACGAAGACTTGGTGTGGACTGCTAAAAACACCGGCGAGTACGGTAATGATATTACAGTCGCCTACGTTGATCCCGGCGAGCTAGGCCAAGCCCTAGCCGTCACTGTCAATGGCCAAGACATTATTGTCTCGCTTGAAAGCAACAGTGGTACAGACGAGGTTCAAACACTGACAATCACAGCTACAGGTGGTAAGTTTTTCTGTAGTTTCAGGGGCCAAATCTCCGGCCTTATCGATTATGACGCCACTGCCGCGGCTGTCGAAGCGGCGCTTGAAGACATCCCGACCATCGGTGTCGGTAATGTTACTGTCGCTGGTTCGGACGGCGGCCCGTATACCATCACTTTTGTAGGCGATCTGGCGGCCACCAACGTCGAAGCTCTTGGCGCCAATGCCGATAAACTTAACCCTCGTGGCGCTGGTGGTGCAACGGCCGTCGTAGCAGTCGATACTCCGGGCGTGGCTTATGCACTTATTTCTACTGCTGATGAAATTAAAACCGCAGTTGCGGGCAACGCTGACGCTGACGCCCTAGTGGATGTAACCGATAGACCCGGCAACGACGGTACTGGTGTAGTTTCTACAGTGGCGACTACATACCTAACCGGCGGTCTGCAAGGTTTCGGTACTCAAGACGTCGCAGTCGAGTTATTCAAAGCCCGAAGCGGAGATATGAGCGTGGCTGTTACTATAGAATGTTCAGATGATCTAATTAGTGCCGGTGGCGGTACCTTTGAAGTCGGTGTTGGCTCTAGTACAGCCAGCTTGATTCCGACGACTACGGCTACTACCCTAGACGCCGGCGAAAAGGTTGATATAACTGGCGTTATTGCGGCTGGTGCCGTGGGTGCCAGTACGCCGCATTTGCCGGTCGCACAAGACGAAAGTATCATACTAACACCTAAAACCGCTAGTATTACTGCCGGTACGATAACAGCTTATTGTCACTATATAATGCTAGAAGAAGGTGCTTACGTGGCACGGGGAACTGTGCCTAGCTCTTCAGCCAGCCCAAGCGTATCGCCAAGCTCTTCTGCCAGCGCTTCAGTCTCTCCAAGCTCTTCTGCCAGCCGTTCCGTCAGTCGCTCGCGCTCACCCAGTGCCTCGAAGTCGCCCTCAGCCTCACTATCACCCTCAAGTTCTGTCAGCCAATCGCGCTCACCTTCAGCCAGCCTTTCACCCAGCGCCTCGCTATCGCCAAGCTCTTCGGCCAGCGCTTCAGTCTCTCCTAGTACCTCAGTCTCACCCTCAGCCTCGCAGTCTCCAAGTGCCTCAGAGTCGCCTTCGGCTTCCGTCTCTCCAAGCTCTTCGGCCAGTCCATCGCTATCACCTTCGGCCTCACTCAGCCCGTCGGCTTCAGTATCACCTTCCGCCAGTGTTTCGCCATCCGCCAGCGCTTCTCCCAGCTTAAGCCCGTCAGCTTCAGTCAGCCCTTCGGCCTCAACTTCTCCAAGCGCCTCGCCTTCACCGAGCCCATAGTATAGTTGTATAATTAAAACGTAAGTTCTATAATAAAAGTAATAAGCGCTGAAAGCGCGAAGATGGAGCAAATCAATGAATGATCAGGAAACTGACCTACAAGACCAAGTTAATAACGCGGTAGCGGACGACAGCGGAAGCGACGCGGACAATGAAGACCTCGACGACGAAGAGATCGACGGGGGAGAGGGCGACACCACTTCAGGTTCAGATGATGATACCGGCGAAGCCGATACATCCGACGCAGGCGCCGCCGCCGATAGCAGTGCTACGGCTGACGACGACGAAGAAGACGAAGAAGACCCTGTCGGCCTCGCAATTATGCGTTCTGCTATGTCAGGAGCACCGCAGGACGAGCAATTTGACATCCGAAAACTACCACGCGACGAGAATGGGTTAATCGACCCCGACGCGGCTAACAAAGCCGTGCAAGAGTGGGCGCAAAAGCGTGCAGACGCGCAAGGCGCAGAGAGCAATTCTCTTAACCAAGTTCGCGGCCAACTTTCCGGCCAGTGGCAAAAAGGCTCGCAAGACTTTCCGCATATATGGAAAAATCGAGACTTGCGAGACATCGCGCTTCAAATCCACTTAGGTTCATTTGATAAGGCGCGTACCGGCACCGGTACTTATGTATCACCTGCGGCGGCTCTTAAAAAAGTCGACAAGATGTACAACCGGGCCTTCAAGAGCGGAGTAAGCTCACAGAAGATACGCCGTAAAGTTGTAGCCACCGCCGGCACCGAAAGGGGCAGTGGCACCGGCTCAACTGCTAAGAATACGGAGTACGCCGAGCTTAAGAAGCAAGCCGCCAGTCGTGACCCGGCCAAAGCCGCAGAGGGGCGTAGAAAACTTATTATCTACCGCCGCAATGCCCGTCGAGCCAACCCAGTCGTTTAGTAGTTTTCGGGTGTCAGAGAGCACACGCTCCATCTACACCAACTAATTCGATAAGGGAGAAACTGGCTTATGGCCGTTGAACAGACATACGATGACGCCGCTGTCCGCGAGGACTTAGCGAACGAAATCGAAAATATCAGTCCAATCGAGAACTACTTTCTGAAAAATCTTCAGAAAGCGAAGGCGATGGCGACTACCCACGTCAACTTAGTAGAGACCCTCAAGACCCCTGCCACAAACAAGGTGATTGAAGGTGCGGCTACTACGTATGGCGCGCGTACTCGACCTACTCGCGTGGACAACGTAACACAGATAGTTGAAATACCATTTAACGTCTCGGACACTGAGCGTTGGGTTCGCCACGCCGGGTTTGATGACCGCTACGCCCACGAGGCCGACAAGGCAATGAAGGAGTGGGGTAACGACAGTGAGTATTCCGTAGTTCGAGGCACCCGTGCCAACGGCAACGGAAGCACCGCCCGTGAAATGGATGGTATCATAAACAAAATTGACACTAACATAATTGATGGTACGAGCACCGCCGTTTGGAACGAAGGCACTCTAAACGACCTGTCCGAGCTTTGTTACTGGGAAGGTGGGGCTCCGCAAGACCTCTTCCTGCCGCCAGCCTTAAAGCGAACTACCTCTACGTTCACTAACGGCGATATGCAGTACGACAGAAAAAGCGGTCGGTTAGTCAGCACAGTACGCGAGTACGAAGGCGACTACGAGACCATCGCAATTCACAAGCACCGGTTTGTGAATGATCAAGTCGACAGTGTTTTCCGAGCACTGCTTCTACAGCTTGACAAGTGGGCGATAGCCTACGGCGACAAGCCGCACGAAGAAGAGTTGGCCAAAGTGGGTAACTCCACTAATGGCCACGTCGTCGGAGAATTGACGCTGGAAGCGCGGGCTGAAAATGCCAACGGCGCTGCGATCAATATGGTCGACGTTGCACCCTAGCAGTTAAAGATAAAAGGGGCTGGCTGAAGGGCTGGCCCCACCAAGTAACTCATAAGAGAGGTTGATATGGCTAAAGAGGCGACGCTAACCAAACTGCTAGTACCCGACGATAACAAGGCCACTGAGGCTTCGGACGCACACCAGAGAGCACGAAAAATCGTCGACTTGATATTTAGTTATGAACCGGCTTCTCCGCGCCGCTGGCGGGCTATACAGCGCTTGTGGTTTGAGTTAAAACCAATAACCCGGAGCAGAGAACACCGGGCCGCCGTCTACGAAGCTAAAGAGGTGGCGTCCACTCTTCTCGACAAAAAGTTCGGCCAGTCGGCTGCTACACTTAATAAGGGCCGTGTTCAAGAAACCGGCAAAACCGTACAGCATTTACGCGTACTAGGGTTAATGCCGGAAAGCCTCTATGGAATGTTGCGACGTTTTGATCCGCTGGGCTTGGGTATAGCCAAGGGCCAAGAGAGCCAGAAAATGCGCGTTAGACTTTATAATGAGTTTATCGAGTACAAGATACCGGAGCACCTGTAGATGAGCCCACAAACTACTCTATCAGCCTGCTTGACGGCACTGGCGGCCCTACTTAACCAAAACGCCACACCAAACGCCGAGATCACCCGGCGGACATTTTTTATAGTCAGTGCCGTTCAGCGGTTACAGCGGGCCTTTGATTGGCGAGTCGATACGCTTTCCGACACTGTCTCAACCGATGACGAGGGTCTAGCTGACATTTCAGAGTTCGAGTTTGGCGCTTTTCCCAGCTTCAGTTACGTGGGGCCGGGCGACCAAAACTTCGGCTACACCCTAGTAGCCTTTGACGACTTGCAGCTTTACGGGCAGGGCGACCGCAAATACGCACTAATAGTCAATGAAGACGGCGAGTGGGAAATGCACACCACCGAGCCGAATACTGAATTGACTGTAGTTTTCTATAGTTCACCAGACGTATCTAGCACTCAAACAGCGCCATTTACGGCTATGGTGATAGCCAAAGGAGCGTTGATTTATTATCGCCAAGCCCAAGACCCGGAAGCTGACGTTGGCCCCGAAGAAGATCAGTTTAGGCAAGAAGTCGAAGAATTGATGGAGAACCAAGAGCGACGCCGACCACAAAAGTTCGCTCAGACCAACCGCGATAGGACTGGCGGTGGCATAGGAGATACCAGCTAAAATGAGCCTGAAAATATCAGGCGTTCGCTCACGCGGCCGACGCCGCTCCACTGTACAAGATAGAAGCTACACCAATCCGGGCAAGGGGCTTGACTTGTTCGGCTCCGAAGAGTTTATAGGCGACAGCGAAGCCAGTTCGGCGATGAACGCTTTTATAGTCGAGACCGGCTCTGTCTCTAAGCCATTCGGCTGGGAAGAGGTTGGCACCGGACTAACTGGCGCTCCCCGCGGTCTTATGAGCTATTATCCGACCGGCTCGGACAGCACACTTGTAACTATCGACAGTACCGACTTAGTGCTCAAGTATCTATCGGGTAGCGTTTGGCAAACCGCCGCTGGCGGTATAACTTTCGGCACCACGGCTAAGGTCTGTGGCGTGCAAGCTGGCGGGGCCTTGTGGGTGTGGAATGGTGTTAACAGCGGTACAAAACTACTTGGTACGACGGCTTCGCGGCCCACTACCACCGTCCGCGGGGCTTTTGGCGTTTACTACTCCGACAAACAGATCGTATCGGGTGTGGCTGAACATCCCAACCGGCTTTATATCAGTTCACCCATAGACGCCGGTGATTTTACTAACACCAATCCGACCGGCACCGGGCCGTACAGTGTTTACGACGCCAACACTCATCCCGGCGCTAGTACCTTTGCCGGCTCTGACGCCGCCTACATCGACATCGCGCTTGACGACGGCGATAAAATTACCGGACTAGGCAAATATGTCGAGCAGCTTATTATCGTCAAAGAGCGAGCCATTTACGCAATGCTCTTTGACGCCAACGGCAACCCAGCCATAAACCTTGTAACCAGTTCCGTCGGTTGCGTTAGTCATTGGAGTATTGACAGTTCCGACAACGACATCATCTTTTTGGGCCGGCGCGCTTGGTACGTTTTCGGCACCCAGCAGAACTTCTTTAACCAGCTTCGCCACAACGAGCTGTCTATTCAGCTTCGGCCGTTGGTAAAATCTATCACTCCAACCAACCTCGACAAGTCTTCCGGTATCTGGTTTGATAATGTTTACCACTGTGCTATTTCTGTCGGTAACGCTGCGATGAACAACCGGGCAGTAACCTATCAGCGGCAATATGGCGCGTGGTTTCCACATAACAACGTCCAAGCTAACGCTTTTACGGCCTTCATCGGTGCCGACAATGAGGAACACCTCTACTACGCCGACGAAAACGATCCGAAAGTGTGGAAGCAAACCACTGGCTATGCTCACGGCACTAACGCTATCGCAATGTTCTGGGAGAGTAAAAGTTATGACTTTGGCAAATGGGCCCTGTACAAACGATTTATAGACGTAACCCTGCTGTTTCGCCAACTCTCCGGCTCGGTAGACGTTACTATCACTATTGACGGCTCAAAAGCCAGCCTGACTAAAACTATACCCGGTACCCGTTTCGCCGGCGGTATGGGGCGCGGTCTGCTGGGTAAAACGCTATTTGGCGGGGCCAGTGAGAGCGGCGTCGGCGACAGTTCAAGCACCACCACCAACATACCCATAAGAATAGATTTGTCGGAGTTGAGCCAACCCGGTCGAGCAATTAAAGTAAAAGTCGCTAACTCTAACGTCAATGAGAACTTTGTACTGCTCGGTTTAGAGTTTGGCTACCGACCTTACGGACGGAGCACTTTCGATAGTGCGTTGAGAGTTTACTAAAATGCGTGTATTATTTAAGCAAGGCATAACCTCAATCACAGCGCAGAGGGAAAATAGTAAAACCGACTACTTAACGCTAGAGGTAAACAAGATGACTACGAACAGGAACCAAAATGGCTGGAATATGGGATAGGGCCAAACATTTCGTAGCCCAACCGGTAGGATGGGGCTCGCAATTAGCCGGTACCCTCACTTCGGCCGGTGGTCTACTACCCAATAGGACGGCTTCTGGTCTAACGTCTATTGGTCACTCAATTACAAATCCTAACATTATTTATAGGGGGCCCACAAATCCTATAAAAATCTGGAATCAGGGCCCTAGCGGTGGCGCAAACTGGACGACAGTTACTCCGCCGACAAGTAGCGGTGAAACGGGCGTCGCTCAGTCCGACACTACAGCAGTACCGGATAGCGGTTTATACGATGGCTCTGGCTCTTATGACCCAAACACCGACCCAACGGCTATCAACAACCTTCGTAATTCAATTACTGGGCTTATGAGTCTGTTTAATCAAGCCTTCCAAGACGTCGTCGGTCGCGTTGACACTATGGCGGCTCAAAAAAAGCAGGATATTATCAAAAATTACGGAGAGCAGCAGGGCAATCTTCAGACCAATTTCGGTAACACGGCCCGGACGATTAACGACATTATGTTTGGACAGGGTGCCGGCAATAGCTCTTATACTGCCGTTCAGCAAGGCGCTGCCAAAGACGCTTTCGATACTGCCACTAGGCAACTAGGCGAAGCCCAAACGGGCGACCTTGCCGATGTTGGCCAGTATGCCACCACCACTAAAGCCCAACTTGCGGCCGGCAAGCCCAACTACGATGTCAATAATTACAACACTGTCTCTGACCTACAGACTATTTCTGACGCTGTCAATCAGGCGCTCGGCAATCTCCGTATTGCCAACGCCGGCTTAGGGACAAAAGGCGAATATGTCGCTAACCTTAATGCCATCACGCCGAAGCAAGAGCAAGGGTCGGCTGCACTCAAAGCCCAGCTTATCAAACTATCCGGCGTCAATGCACCGCCTGACGCCAAACGGGCTATCGCTGAGACTATCATCAACAACAATTCTACCGACGCTGGTAACGACCAAGCGTGGATCGACTACTTCGACCAACTATTAGCACAAACCGGCTCAGGCGCAACAATAGAACCAGTGCCAGTAGTGTAGGGGGCTAACCTATGTCGTGGTTAGACAAACTCAAAAAGGCCGCCTCTGCCGCCTATCACGGCGTCAGCCCCTTCGATCGCGGGCAAGGGTGGACATCCCGGCCGGTAGCTCCGCGCCCAATGGCGCCTCGACCAGTCCCGCAAAATCGCCCCCCGATCAGACCAAATCCAGTAATTAGAAATACGGCGGCTAACCAAAGCCTGCTGAACAAGATTATACGTTTCGGGCCTTCAGCCATAAGAGACACTTTTACCAACCCGAAAGCTTGGCAGAAGGCTCCAAAAATAAACGTAGGTACTTTTAAGGGTTCCGGTCTGATTGAGGAGTTTATAAACAGCCCCCTCAAGATAGGTGGTGGTGCTGTTAAAGTTGGACGAGGCCAAGTCAAACAAGGTCTTGGCGATATTGTCACCGGACTTATAGAAGGCCCCGTCGGATTTATTCCGGTTGGTAGGGCAGCGCAAGCCACTACCAAAGGATTGAAGTTAGCCACTAAAATTAAGTTGGGTGCTAAGGTTGGAGCCCAGCAAGGAGCCGGATTCGGGGCAGCTTACGGCGGCGGTGCTGCGGCCAGCCAAAACGCTAACTACGGAGACATATTAAAAAGTACAGCACTTGGGGGCGGTATCGGCCTAGCGGCCGGGACTGCCCTCGGCGGTGGGTTGCCTGTAGCTGGTGCTGGCGCCAGACTCGCCGGACGGGGGACTGTAAAAGCCGGACGTGCTATACAGAGATACGACCAAGCCCAAAACCAAATAGGCGCGATAGGTAGGGGTGTAGGGGGGGCACAGGGAGAACTACAAGTCGGAGACGTGATAGACACAAATGGCAAATCAAATATGAAGGGTAAGGTTACTGTTACAAATATCACAGGCAAAGGGCGCACTATTCACTTTACAGATGAAACCGGGCAGACCTATTCCGGTTTTAGTGCGGCGACTGCTAATGATCTAATCAAAGGAAGGTCGTGGACAAGGGCCAAAATCCCATCCACCCCACCCAAGTCTGCGCCAATTCTGCCAGCCAACGAAACAGTCGTACCGGGCTTCGGCAAAGTAGATAATGCTACTGGCAAGGTCACGTTGGAGACTGCCAAAAAGCCAAAGCCGGCCACTAGTCCTATAGAAGCTGTGCAGGTCGAAGCGGCCGCTAAAGGCTTCGAGCCTGTTCCAATTCAGGCAGGCGGAGCAACTCCGGCGACCCTGAACGATATAGCGGCCAACAGCCGTGTTCTGAACGCCAGCGGCCAACAAGCTGACGCGGCTTTCCAAAAAGACTTAGCTGACATTGCTTCCAGTCTTGGGGTTGATTACCGACCCGGCCCCATTAAGACTGTCGAGCGAATTGCTGAGAAGACTACTCGTGAATATGGCGGGAATGTCGGTAAAGTCCGCGACGTTGTACGCGGCACGCTAGTCGTCGACAACCCGCAGAACCTACAAGGCATAGTCGATAATATCGGTCGACGCTATCAGATCACCCGTGTTAAAAACGGCTATGAAAATATGCCGGCGGCACGCGGGCTTTACAAAGATATTAAGGTTAATGTGGTGGGGCCAAACGGCGTGCCTAGCGAAGTTATAGTCGCCAGCCCTGAAATGATACGCGCCAAGAGCATACTAGACGGCGATAAACTTTATAAGGAAGCTCGCACCACTGTCGACAGCGCGAAACTGCAGGAGCTTAACGGTAAAATGCAGAAACTTTATGCTGAAGCTGAATCGGCCGAAGCTAAACGATTAGCTTCTTCAGGTGAAAGCTCGGTGCCGTCCACTAATGCTTTAGCGGGTGGAAAGGGCGCACCTGTGGCAACAACGGTGCCAGTAGAGGCTTTGCCATCTGACACAATCTTAACTAGGACGCCATCGACATCGAAGAATGTAGTACTGGGAACTGAAAAATCTGCCATAAAACAGGCTCCTTCCGAAACTATTGTAGCACGAAATAAACAAGAGCGTCAAGTGGCGACCGACCGATTTGGTGCGCTGTACAATGAACAAGATGTGCCAGTGGGTCAATTAGTTCGCCAAAAAGCATATCAGCCTCGCATTACTGAAAGCGGCAAAGCTACCGAGCAGAGTGTCTATAAGACTGGCTACAACGAAGGCCAAGTCGACCAGCCAATGTTGTTGTGGAAGCAGGGCGATAAATACACTGTTTTAGGTGGTCACTCTCGAACGGCCGGCCTAGAACGTCGAGCGGCCGAGGGCAAACCTAACCCGGCGACAATCAAAGGTCGAGTTTACGAAAACATCACCGACGAGCAGGCCCGCCAAATATCGCGTGGCGCTAATCAGGGCTTGCAGTATGAGAACACGCTCGATATGGCCAAGTCCATCGCCGGCAGCGTAGCAGAAGGTAAAAAACCATCAGTTCAAACTCAAAACTTAGTCAAAGGCCACACCTTTGAAGACTACGATTACTTATGGAGCGTGGTCAAAGACCAGAACTTACTACAAAATCGTGTCGCGGCTGGCGCTATACCGTCTGAAGAAGTTTTGGCAGTGGCCCGCCAAGCCCGATTAAAAGATATGAAGCCGGAGACTGTAGCGGCTGTTATCAGTGGGCTCGACAAATCCGGCAATTTTAGCCGTCAGAACGCCGTTAATGTCATCAACCTACTGTCAGGTAAAATAAAGGCCGGCGTTGCTCGTGACGCGCAGACCGGCTTATTCGGCACTGTTGAGCAGGCTGTAAATGCCACCGACTTGCTTAAAGAGCACCAAAAAATCAGCGCCGACCTCACCAAGCAACGTAACGCGTTGACTATATCCGCCAAGTTAGTAGGCAAGCGTACCCCGGCCTATAAGCAACTCAAAGATTTAGTTGTAGAACGTAATAATCGACTTAAAAATCTACAAGACGAGATAGTTCAGAGATACAAAAAAACCTCTGGCGCCGCCGTTGGCCTAAAGGAAACGCCAAAAGTCGCTGTCAAAACTGTAGAAGCGCCATCCAAACCGAAGCCATTAAGCGCCGCGCCAGAAATTAAGGCCGGTAGATTGCCGGGGGTCAGGCCACCACTCGCCGGCTTCACTAAATCAGCCAAAGCCTCGCCTGAATTATCATCAGAGACGCGCAGACTGGCCTCAGAGCGACTTCAAGCCGGTAAGACCGAAGCACAGCTTGTGGAGCACGCCCAGCGAGTCTCACGTGGTGATCTAGGCGCCGAAACGGAGCGTATTAAGACTGTACTAGAGCAGAAGACCGTTAAGATTACCGACCAAGACGCCGCCGACACTATTAGTCTAATGAAGGCCCAAGACGCTCTCGGCACGAAAGAAGGCCACCGCATAGCCAGCGAGTTAATCGACCAGCTTGCAGCACACGGTACCCCCGCGGGCCGACTAGTAAATGCTTTCGGCTTGCTAGCCAACCGTACGCCTACTGGCCTTCTGTACGCCGCCAAGCGCGATTTACGCAAAGCGGGCGTGAATGTTACACCCGAAATAGAAAAACAGCTACAGACGAGCTTAGACGGCGTCAGAGCGGCTAAAAACGGTACCGAAGCACACGATTTGGCTGTTCACGATTTTATAAAAATAGTTGGTCAACACCTACCATCATCGGTAGGTGAAAAAGGTATCGGCCTATGGCGAGCCGGCCTGCTAACTTCACCGACTACCACACTCGGTTCGGTGCTCGGTAACACCTCAAAAGCATTACTTAACTTGTCAAGTAGTCCGTTGGCGACGGCCTACGACGCGGCGCTGGCGGCGGCCGGTAAAACTAAGCTAGGCCGTCGGATCGGGCTCAAAGGTGAACGCACGCAAACTCTCACTCTGCGCGGCAAGGGTGTCGGGCTTAAAGAAGGCAGTAGAAAAGGTGCTCGTAACCTACGCACTGGCTACGACGAACGGGCTTACGCGCCAAAGTTTGAAGGTGGCCGGCGGGTTTTGGGCCAGTTTAGCGAGCTTAACTTCGGTAAAGGCAAGACCGGTCGGGCGGCAACCAAGTATGTTAACAGCGTCTACAGGTGGATGGGCGCTCAAGATATGCCGTTTTGGTACTCCGAATTACGTAACTCACTGCAAAGTCAGGCCCGCGCCAGCGCTAAGAACGCCGGGCTAAGGGGTGAGGCGGCTAAGGCCCATATCGACGGCATTCTCAAAGAGCCGCCGACTGAGATATTCAGGCGGGCCACGCAGTCGGCCGACGAGAGCACTTTCCGTAATCAGACGGCGTTGGGATGGCTCGGTCGACAGATACAAAAACTGCCGGGTGGCCAAGTAATCGTACCTTTCGCTAAAGTACCTAGTTCGGTAGCCACGATGACCATTCGTTATACGCCGATAGGGCCGATGAAGGAGATATTTAACTTAGCCCGTAAGCCCGGTGAGTTTGACCAGTATCGCTTATCGAAAGCACTGGGCGACGCCACGCTCGGTACAGCCGGCATTATGAGTTTGGGCTACGGCTTGATGAAAGGCGGCAACCTGACGCTCGACTATCCCGACGATCCCAAAGAGCAGGCATTGTGGGATCAGGAAGGCAAACAGCCGTTCGCGGTTAAGCTCGGCGGCCGCTGGTTCTCGATGAACTATATACAGCCGTTCGGTACCATTCTGGCCGTTGGCGGCTCAATCAAAAAGGCGATGGAAGAGGGCAAAAATCCGGTAACACAGGGTGCAGCAACTATCGGCTCGTCGCTATCTAATCAGTCGTTCTTAAGGGGCCTATCGACAGCCCTGCAAACCTTGACTGACCCCGATCGCTCAGTCGGCCGATTCGTTCAGAACACCGCCGGCTCACTAATTCCTAACCTTGTAAAGCGTTTCGCGGCGGCTACTGATAACATTCAGCGTGATATTAACAACGCCGGCGAGGCGATTAAGGCCGGTATTCCGGGCCTGCGTCAAACCCTGCAACCTAAACAGGATGTTTTCGGCGCGAACAAACCCAACACTGCCGGCTTTTGGGGTACGATGTTCGACGCTACGCGTTCGCGTCCGGCTTCCGGCGCCGACCAACCACTAATTAAAGAACTGCGGCGTCTACAAGACGCCAAGCTGGGTGTAATGCCGTCCGTCGTCGACAAAAATCAGACCTTTGACGGCGCAAAAGTTAAGCTCAGTAACGAGCAGATGTTCGAGCTACAAGCGGCCATCGGCGGCGAGGTGCACGACGCGTGGAGTACAATGCTCAAAGACCCGGCGTGGAAAAATCTCTCTGACACCGATAAGAAAAAAGCTCTGAGTAATGTGCTCGACGACATCACGGCCGCCACCAAGCAACAATTCGCGGCCCAGTATAGCTTAGGCCAATATGATCCGGCCTTCACCGGCAAAGCACAAAAACTATCGGCTAAACAGAATGCCATACTAGAGGGTAAGCTCGATCCAGCTAATTATCTACGTGTTAGTGCTACCGGCCTGCAACTGGCTAAAAACCTATCACCGGCCAGTTATAAGACACTTACCGAAGTCGACGCTATGCCAAGTGACAAAAAAGAAGCCTACCTCGCCAGCCCCAAAAACAACTACGACTACGAACTAGCCAAATATGAGAATGACAAGGCCAACGGCAACCTATCAAGTACTCGTGACTTTGAGCACTTACTCGATTTAGGCAAGCTCAAAGTGAAGGCCGACTATAGTGAAGACGTTGTCAATCTGTACACCCTAAGCAAGCGCGAACTGTCAGGCTATGTGGCCCAGCACCCCATTACACAAAAAATAGCTGACGAATTGATAGCTCTCGACAATGAGCTTTATAGTAAGGGCTTTATCGCCAATCGCAAGTATAAGTCTGGCCTGACTGGCTCCGGTGGCGGCGGCAGTTCTAGTAAGCGCAAAGCGCCTTTACCGCACTTCGGCTCATTCAATATCTCTGCTCCGCCGAAAATTGGTCTGCGGCCCGACATCAATTCGGTTCTGTCCGACTTTCAGCGTAAAGTCGCGGGTATTCCAGCTATCAAATCGAAGGGCCAGAAGAAGAGTGGTGGAGTTCGGATAGCTTTTAGGGCATAATTAAAGCATAAGGGAGAGAGTAAATGGCCAGACCCGTTCTACCCGCAGCCGTAACCGCTGACTTACAATCAGAGGACTACTACGAAACTACTGTAGCGCAACCGCTGGCCTCTGTTGACACTGATATTTACCCGGACGTTATGCCGGCTTATGAGCAGTGCTTCGGTGTCATTGACCCGGAAGGCGACGCCCCGGAAATGGTTTTTTGGACAAGTAAGGGCGCTAATTATGTACGCTGTCCCAGCGCCACCGACGGCGAAGGACGCGGAGTTTTTCAGACTACACCCCAAGACTGGCCCGCCGGCACCAAGTTTGGTATTTATAGCGTCTCAGCCTACTTAGAGGCGATTGTCACCGGCGTGGCTATGCAGGATGGCTTCTTGCAGGCCCGGCATTTTAGTTCGGCCATCGATCCGAATAGCTGGCAAGGCACTGGTGAAAGCTGGACTTATGGCGCCAGTACCGGTAATAAGGAGTTCACCTACGTTATATCAGGCGACAAAACTACCAAGTACACGCCCGGTATGCGCTTGCAGCTACCTAGAGTTACTGCCAGCGGCTACACCTGTACCGACCTTGAAGCTGGCTCTAGCCAGTACGCCTCTAAAACCTCGCCGGCAGGCGTTAGCTTCACAGACGACTTTACAATCGAGGCGTGGGTTAAACTCGAAAGTTACGGCGGCACTTACAACATCGCCTCACGCTATGACGGGAGCGATGGCTTCAGACTATATGTTAATACCACCGGTCAAGTGGCTATCTATGGTGACGGAGCTTCCACCCGTGAGTTTACTACCTCTAACGCCTTGCCTCTCGGCCTATGGGTACACGTAGCCGCTACCCTTGATATGTCCGGTGCGGCCGCAACTATTTATTTTGATGGTATCTTAATCCCGAACACCAGTACCGGTGCGGCTGGAACTTCATTGACTCAAGCCGGCAACCTACAGGTGGGTGCGGCCAATGGTGCCAATTTCTTTGACGGCAAAATATCCGATGTACGGATATGGAGCGTGGTACGCACCGCGCAGAATGTCTTGGACAATATGCACAAGCGACTCGTTGGCGACGAAACTAACCTCGTGGCTTACTTCAAATTGGCTGGTGACTTTGTAGACAGCACCGCCAACGCCAACACCCTGACGGCTTCCGGTAGTGCAACGGCCACTGCCGCTGATAGCCCGTTTGCCGCTACTGAATACGGCATAGTTACCGGTGTTGTTTTTGCCACCGGCAATACCACTATCACGCTCTATACTGGCCAGAATCTAGCCCCGGCAGAAAATCTTAGCAACGTAAGTTACTCTGGCTCGAAAATACCGGTCGGCTTTCCGTCAGACCCGGCGAGGTGGACGATCGTTACTAGAAGTGCCGCCGATCGCACAACTACCAGTGCTACTTACGCCACCCTGACCGACGCTCTAGTCTTGCCAGTTGGGGCTTGGAAATTATGTTTGCGGGCGACTGTTTATCATACCAACAGCAGTTCGGCCACTAGGACAGTGAATATAACATTATCATCTGACACTTCGACCGAAACCAATCCTCGAACAACGCTCAATCTATCCTCTAATACTGCCGCCTATCCCAATGTTGCTATCACGATGACTAGCCCTGACGCGGATGTGCTTACTACCGCTGCGACGACCTTTACTCTGCTGGGTAAAATATCCAGTTCAACCAATAGCACTTTTGCCGTACAAGGCAGCACTAACTTGCCGACAGTCATAAGGGCCGTGTGCGGGTATCTCTAGGATGAGTTATGCCGAGCGGTGATAATCAAACCTACGAGTGGACAGTCGGAGACGTCAGGCACTTAGACGAGAAGCTAAGTAGCATACAGTCTGAAATCCACGAAATAAGAGGTATTATCGGCTCTAAAGCCGTCATAGTAGACAATTCTAATGTTAACTGGGATTGGAAGACCGTAGCGATTGTTATAGGCTCGGTGATTGCCACCATAATGTTAATAGTCCAACAGGTAAATAAATAATGGACTATACAGTTTTTTTGCTTCTTATGAGCCGATTGCCGCTATACGCTTTCGTGTTCTACAAGGCTTGGCAATTTAGAAAATCTGTCATAGTTATTTCTTCATTATGGCTGGGGCTTTTGGCAATCTCGGCAATAGTTACAGCATTCGCTACAACCTTCGCCGCGCCACCTATAAGGAATGTAGTGGCTTACTCAGTGGCGATAAGTATGTTTATGCTGGCTTTAACGGCTAGAGAGCTTAAGAATTAACGGAATGAGACTGCCGGTAAACTCGCCTTATCAAATCACTACGCCCTATGGTTGGGTTAAAGACTATCCTCTACATCGAGACCCCAATGACCCGATCATCCCAGCGAGTGAAAGAGCTAAATATCCCGGTGCTGGCTATGGATTCCATACTGGTATAGACTATGTGCCTGCGGATGGCAAGACTATTGCCACGCATAGCGGATCACTAAGTACCGGGAATGACGCTATAAATGGCAACTACTCAATCGTCAACGACAGCAAGTTCAGAACCTATATCGCCCACCAGTCCATATTTAGTGTTCGCTCTGGCACAGTGGAAGAAGGACAGCAACTTGGAGTGATGGGTGAAACCGGTGCGGCCAAAGGCGCACACGTTCATCACAGTCTAAGAGTTGACGGGGCACTTGTAAATCCCGCGCTTTACGTTAATAATGAAAGTGAGGAAATTATGCCAACAGAGCAAGATGTAAAATACGTTTTTCAGGTCGTTACCGGAAGCGCTCCGACGGCTCAGAATATAGCCTTTTATACCGCTCGCCCGTGGAGCCGATTGAATAGCTGGGCTATGACTAAACTGGCGCAAAACTACGAAGCCCAGTTAGCGGCTGGTACGACCAAAGATTCAGTTATCAAATATCTCAGTGAACACTTAACGTAGATAGGAAATAATTATGTTCAACGATCAATCAGTTAAAGCGCTCGTAGAAGTGTTAAAATCAGGTGCGCGGTTTTTGTGGTTCGGTTTCTTGGGCCTTGTGGGTACGTGGCTAATCAGTTTAGCAGCCGACCCGGCTGTTGCTGACGCACGCGTTCAAATTGCCGGCACCAGCTTTAGTGTCGGGTTTTTGCTGGTAGCTGGTATCGGTACAGCCGTTAAGGCCCTCGATCGGTTCATCCACAAAAATGACAACATCGATATTAGCGGCCTAGCTCCGAGTATTTTGCAAAAGTAGGCAGTTCGTGAGCGAAGTTGCTACCGAACGCCACGTCAAGCGCGATAACCTAGTTTTATCAATAGGCTACTATGCTCTGGCACTGGAAACTTTAACGCTGACCCCTGAGTGGCGGGTTCTGTATGAAGAGCGTAAGCTATACTTAGAAGAGGAGCTAGTCAGCTATAATGCAAACGAAAACTTGCCGGAGTTGCCAAAAAGAATTGCCTCTTGAGCAGTTCCCCAAGAACAGGGACGCTCGCAAGAGACGAGGATTTACTTACAAATCGGAATGCTTCTCGTGCCACGCCGCTAGAAACCGCGGATATAATCGTCGTCACAAACGCCGGCTGGCGAAAAAACGTAGATTGTACTACCTCGCAAACAGAGAGAAGTACCTTGAATATATGCGCCAATATAACAAGGGTTATCGTCAAAAACATCGACTGCGCTTGAAAATCCGTTACGCCCGCTGGCTGGCATACAACAGGGAGCACGTCCGACAATACCAGCAGCAATACCATCGGAAATACCGCAACATCAGCCCAGTTATCACTAGAATGCTCAAAGACAAGGGACGACTGCAGTGGGAAACCTATCTCAATCCGCCCGGCCCTTCACCCGAAGCACTAGCCGAAGATTCTAAAAAATCCCAAGAGCTTATTCTGGCTAGGAGAGGCTAATATGGCCCTCGTTCTCGGAACCAACTCGGGCTTCGTAACTGTCGCCCCGACAGCCGACCCCGCTGGGACAAATACCACTGAGCAATAACTAAAACCTGCGTTCCTACCTAGTGCGCCCTGCCTCTATGACAGTGTTATGATAATTGGAGGTAAATAGCTTATAATAAAGGAAGGTACGTAGAATGGCTGACCAAAAACTCACCGAATTAATCGAAGACACCACCCCAACAAGCGATGACTTAGTTTATACGGTTACTGACCCTGCGGGTACACCGGCAAGTAGGAAAGTTACGCTTCGCAATGCGCAACTTGCTGGCGAAGTTGTTCAGGTGGTCAGTACCCTTACTACGAGCGTTGCAACAGGCACAACTACCATACCGTTGGACGATACAATCCCACAAAACACCGAGGGCGACCAATATATGACCCGTTCAATTACCCCTCTAGCGACCACTAATATACTTGTTATTGAAGCGGTAGTGAATCTAGCTAGTTCTGCTGGAACGGGGAACCTAGTTGCTGCTTTATTTCAAGATACAACAGCTAGTGCTTTAGCGATTGGCTGGGAGGCTGCTGGCTCAAACGGAACACCGCATCAAATCATCGTACGACACACTATGACCGCCGGAACGACCTCGGCTACGACCTTCAAAATCAGGGCTGGGAATGCCGCCACCGCTGGGACTACTACATTTAACGGTAGCGGTGGCACTAGGTATCTTGGAGGTGTCACTCATTCCTCGATAGTTATTTGGGAATATAAGGTCTAGCCCAATGACTACCACTAAAAAAAAACTTCTAATCTAACCGAGGGGGCCTGAAATGGCTCTCGTCCTCGGCACAAATAGCGGCTTCGTAACCGTTGCACCAACCGCCGACCCTGCTGGAACAAGCACTACTTTTGATGGTTCGTCTGTAGTTACAAAAGATACCAGCCCTGTTGGGGCTACAAGCATAACTGAGGTAGGTTGGTATCGTGCCGCTGGAACTAATAGCGCTAATTTTGAGGTAGCTTTATATTCTAATACTGCTGGCGTAGCAGATGTTAGGCTTTTTGTTGATAACACAAACTCTGATACTGCGGGCGGATGGGTGCGTGTAACAGTTGATTGGGCGATAAGTGCCAGCACGGCTTATTGGCTCGGCTTACAAATGGACGCTCACACTGGCAACAGTGGAGTTGACCGTGCAGATTCTGGCGGTGCGGGGAGCGATATACTGGCATCTCAAACCGCTCTAAACAACCCCTACGGCGGGGGTGCGGTAGCAGACGCTGATGGGATGTATGCTATCTATGCGCTGGTGTCTACAGGTTCTTCTGTCAGCCCCTCGGCTTCAGTTTCACCAAGCGCTAGTGAATCGCCAAGTATTTCACCATCAGCCTCCGTTTCACCATCAGCAAGCGAAAGCCCTTCATTATCGCCCTCTGCATCCGTCTCACCTAGTGCGTCTGAATCTGCTAGCGTTTCCCCAAGTGCTAGCACTTCTCCATCGGCTTCTGAGAGTCCCAGTATTTCTCCAAGTGCCTCTATATCACCGAGTGCCAGCGAGTCGCCATCTATCAGCCCTTCGGCTTCTACATCTCCTAGCGCGTCCTTATCTGCCTCTGTCTCTCCCTCAGCCTCTGTGTCCCTATCACCCTCTCCTTCGGAGGCCGCCTCTGATGTTTTAAGAAAAGAAGATGCCTTCAATGTTTTACTGGAAGATGGAAGTTACTTATTATTACAGCTTGGTTCCAGCCCCAGCGCTAGTGTTAGCCCATCGGCTTCGGTTTCCCCTTCAGCGTCCGTCAGCCCCTCAGCTAGCGTATCAGCTAGCGTATCTCCTTCGGCCAGTGTTTCACCCAGTGCTTCTGCCAGTGCTTCGGTCTCACCCTCTGCAAGTGTATCGCCTTCGGCTTCGGCGAGTGCTTCAGTAAGCCCTTCAAGTTCAGCTTCACCATCAGAAGTATCATCGGTCTCCCCAAGTGCCTCTGTAAGCCCTAGTGCGTCAGTTAGCCCTAGTGCGTCAGTTAGCCCATCGGCTTCGGTTTCCCCCTCAGCAAGTATTAGCCCCAGTTCTAGCGCTTCCGCTTCAGTTTCGCCTTCGGCTTCAGTGTCACCAAGTATCAGCCCTTCCGCGTCTATAAGCCCCTCATCGTCCGCCTCGGCCAGTGTCAGTCCTTCGGCTTCTGTTTCACCTTCGGCTTCAGAATCAGAGAGTGTCAGCCCAAGCGCCAGTATCTCTCCCTCTGCTAGTGTGTCACTATCTATTTCTCCCTCGGCTAGCGTTAGCCCTTCTGCTTCAGCCAGCCCAAGTCTGTCACCCTCTGCGTCTGTTTCACCAAGCGGCAGCGCTAGCCCCTCACTAAGTCCGTCAGCAAGCGTAAGTCCTAGTGGAAGTGCCAGCGCTAGTGTGTCACCGAGCGCTTCGGTTAGCCCCTCGGCTAGTGCCTCACCATCACTCTCACCTTCGGCCTCGGTTTCACCTTCGTCCAGCGCTAGTGCTTCATTGAGCCCGTCGGCTAGCATAAGTCCGTCAGCGTCGGCGTCAGCTTCGGTATCTCCTTCAGCTTCCGTATCACCTTCAAGTAGTGCTAGCGCTTCACTCAGTCCGTCCAGTTCGGCGAGTGCCTCAGTCAGCCCAAGCACCTCATTATCTCCATCAGCCTCGTTATCACCGAGTGCCAGTCTGTCACCCTCTGCTTCTGTCAGTCCCTCAGCTAGTGTTAGCCCGTCCGCCTCGATTTCACCCAGTGCCAGTGCCAGTGCTTCGCTGTCGCCCTCAAGCTCCGCCAGCGCTTCGGCTTCGCCCTCTGCTTCTGCCAGCCCGTCTAGTTCAGAGTCGCCTTCATTGAGCCCTTCCAGTAGCGCTTCGGCTTCCGTGAGTCCAAGCGCTTCGATCTCGCCCTCGGCGTCAGTGTCACCCAGTACGTCGGTTTCACCATCAGCCAGCGTCAGTCCGTCGCCTTCGCCGCCACCCTACGAGACTGATTTAGACCAACCGGCAATCACTACCACTGTGGACACCGGTACAAAAACAACAGAGGTAGACACCGATAGTTCACCCACCACGATAGACGGGCCCACTATTAACGCCTCGCTTGACGGTAGTCGCATTACAGCTACGCTCGACGAAGGAACTAACGAGGCTAGCATTGATACCGGGCCGAAAAGTGCTATAGTTTAAGTGTGAGGAACTATGCTTATTTAGCAGGGTTACTAGATGGCGAAGGCTGCTTTGCTGTCTACAAGCGAAAAGAAAGACCGCCCTACGGGTATTTTTATACGCTCCATCTCCAAATTAGCGGTCGAGACCTTTGGTTCTTAAAAGAAATACAGAAACAATTCGGCGGGAAAATTAACTCGGCTGGAACGAGTCGACTAAGCGGTAATTCACTGTGGTACTTACGATTTAGGAAAGAAGAAATACTCGATATTCTACCTCAAATCTTACCCCACCTTATATATAAAAAACCCCAAGCCGAAATGCTACTCAAAGCGGCCCATATCACTACTAGACATCGTTTTAGAGACTATGATCCTAGCCCGTTGGAAAACATAGTTTTAGCAATCAAGAAACTTAAACTGGGAATAGCGTAATGGCAGTCAATTTTAAGGTGGTTGAGGGCAACACCGCACCAAATTACGTCATCACCTGTACTCGTAAGAAGGTAGCCCTAGACCTCACCGATGTTGCGACTGTCACTCTAATTATTCAACGAAAGTCCGATAAAGTTATCACTCAAGCCGGCAAGAACGCCACTATAACGGACGCGGCCAACGGCATTATCACCTATACGGCTGACGCTACCGACCACTCACCGAAGGGCGACTATGTGGGCGATGTTAAGCTCACCTACAACGGCGGCGGGATCGAGATACTGCGTAAACAAGCTACGTGGAACGCCAGAGAGAAAATCTCCGCCTAAAAAACCACCTCTCTAATCTCTAAGGTAGGAACTCCGTTGACGCGCAAGGGCCGGCCGTCTCTAGTAACACCGACGCCATATTTGGCTATGATTCTTTTTATGCTCTCTACACGATCAAATTGATATTCTCCGTAGCCTTTACCACCGCGACTATGCAATCGGTGACTGCGATACTTTTCTGTTTTTGGTTTTATAGGAGGTAGCTCTAGTTGCGCTCTCATAAGCTACAAAATAAAGCAATAGGACTATTGTTGTCAAATTAAAACTTGAAAACCGGCTGTAGTCAAGTGGCCACACCCCACTGCCACAAAACTGTTGACTTACCGCGACATTTAACCTATTGGCCAAGCCCGCAGGGGCCATATATTAGGCACCAGTTTCGCTCTTATATGTCTATGATATTCGGTATTCGCAAAAAGGCAGTCGGCACATCTGCACTTTTTATTATTGTACATCGAACGGGTGCCGTGAATAATCATCGGCCTAGCTCCATAGTCGGCTCTTGTTTTTATTCCGTGACACGAAGAGCACAGGAGTTGGCATTTTTGCAGTTCGGGTAGTAATTTTTCGAGTTCATAGTACCATTTATCGCTAATACTAAAACTCTTGTCCTCTGGCAGTACGTGGTCGAAGTGTAGGCTTTCGATACTTCCACAGTTAGTACATCGACTCCCAAACAGAGAACGCAAAAAGGTCATTTTTTCTTGGAATTGCAGAGGTATATAGTTCATACGCGCCACCCACCTTGTTTGATCTCTTCAAACTCGTGGTCGAGGTGATCGGGCAACCAGACTAAGTCTAATATCTTTTTCTTAGTTCTGTAAAGCTCGGTGGCGTGGCCTTTGGCTTCAACAAGCAAAAAGGTGTTGTTGGGCCGGTGGCACCGAAAATCGCAAAGGTAATCGAATAAATAAGCCTTCTCGCCGTTTGGCAAATAGACGTAGAGCTTAATACGATACTGGTAGTCTATACCCGTGAACTCGCCGGCTTTTTGGCGCAATTCCAATTCTTGAGCGATACGACCCTCATATTTTGACATAAACGACCGGCCGCCCTGTTCGATACGTTTGTTGGGATATTTTCGCTGTTTTGAAATATACATTTTAGTAACATACTACCTTATAGCGACAAGTAGTGTAGCCCCACGGCGACCAGCCCCGCGCTTTATACTTGGCATAGGCTTCAGCGATGTTGGTATAGGGGTTGAACATCCCGGCGTAGTTAGAGGTGCTGTCGCAGCCTATTTGGAACAGCCCGCGTGAGCCGTAACAGACCAACAAGCCATAACTAGGATGTCGGTCGTTTGGATTATCATTATTGGGGTCGCCACCACTTTCGGCGTTGCAGACATTGACGGCCACGTCAACATTCCAATCATACTGAGCGATGACCGACCGCCACTTGTTACAGTCGCCGGGTTGGCGGATAGCCCGCACTGGTGGCGGTGGGTCGGGTTTTACGTAAGTGGCTGACGATACACCCACTTTGACGACTTTCGGGCCTTGTAGAGCCTTAAAAGGCGTCGGAGTGGCTTGGGCCACAGACAAACCAAATACGACAAGTGAAACTGAGATTAAACAACCTAGAAATTGCTTCATTGTGTGTTACGCAGACAGTCGCAGTTGGTAAAAAGCGTAACCTTCCTATTATACACTAGCGCTTGCGAACGACTAGGTACAAAGCAATGCTGACGACCATAATGCCGCCGGCCACGCTGTAGTCGTGGTTAAGCTGATGGTTCTTCAACCAATCGTGCGTAAAACCGTAACTGGTGGCCAGTATAAAGCCTACGCCAACTAATTGAGCAATTTTGTCGATAACTGGTGTAAGCAGTTGTCGTGCTCGATCAGCCTTGTTTACATTGTTTTTGGGAGTACCGGGAGTTTTTATACTCTTCATTTTAGCTCTCCTTTTACGCTTGTCTTAATGGCCAAGCCTACCCATACTAGCACGAATAAACACTAGCGTCAAGTCCAAAGTGCTTTATTCTACCGGTTTTCTCATCAAAGTGGTTCTCGCATAAACTAGCAAACTCTGGTGGGCGATATGACCAGACGCAGCCGCATTGGTAAACATAGAAATCGACGTAAAGTTTGGCTACGGGTGTATCAGCCGTCACGCGGCTTGCCCTTTCGCCCGTAAGGGTTTTTGCCTAGTCTGCCGCCGATTTTCCCGGCCCGGCTGGCCAACGCCGGGTTTTTGGCAAAAGTGCGCGGCTCTTTGTGTGGCGCGCTACCGCCCATAGCACCGATTTCGGCCATCCACTTAGGATCGTGGTGTCTTTTTTTCAGTAGTTTCTTCTGTGCTTGGTGCCGGTTCGGTGGGTTCGTCATCTGCTATGCCTATCTGTGCTTCGCTTTTATTAGTTTGTACTGCTTCCACTCTGTTGAGGACGGCTATACAAATATCATACGCCTGCTTCACTCCTTCTGGCGAGCCAGTCAGTAAAAGATACGAGCGGCCACCCATTGTCTTATTCAGTTTACCTATCGTTCGCACTCGAAAGTATGTTGTCAGGCCGTAAATTACGCCGGCGGCGACACCAGCTATGATAGTCGCCAGCACAAACAGGCCAGCAAGTTCTAAGTTGTGCATTTTCAAAATCTCCGCTTACGTTAATTTAGTATACGTGTTATTTTCCGAACAGTCGAGCGAAAAACCCTTTGTGTTTTGGCCGGACGGTCTTGTCTCCGGTTATGTGGTAAATACCGGATGTAGTGCCGTCGGCACTGTGGGCGAAAGCTCCACGCCTCTCAGCGCGGGCTATAGTCATACGCCTGCTCTCGGCCCACCTAGCCCGGCGATACCCAGCCCAGTCCGCACTCTTGAAAACCCGGCGAATAGTACGATCTGACCAGTCTAAGTGATTAGTTATTGCTTCGATAGACCAGTGTCGTCGTTGTCGCGATTTTATGCTTTCATAAGCCTTCTTAGTTAGTATTCTGACCATTTTACCCTCTCTTATCTTGTTAGTTATTAACCGCCAAACTCATTGCTATTAATGAAGCAGTGCTTTTGGTCATCCCAAAGTGTAGCGGCGCCAAAAAGGCTGTAGTGTGGGTCAATTATACTTGTTAGGTGTTCTTCTGAGGCCGTGTAAGCGGCAAATAAATCATCATTTGACTTAAAACACTCCCCAAGATTTTCACCATAGTATTTTAGGCCGGGTCGAATCTTCTCGGCAAGTATGTAGAATCTCTCGCCGTCCGGTGTGGTGTGAGCCCAGTAGTGGCGCTTAATCATATCTTGGACTTTCAGGATGGCAGTTTTATCTAGGCCGGCGTCGTATCTCAGAGCCGGTATTTTATGGTCAGCGCGGATTTTGTTAATGTAGTCGAGTTGTGATTGCTCGCTGGCCACCGAAAAGTCGGTGGGCTTGGGTGTAGAGCTAAAACGGCCGTAGAAAAAACCGGTAAACAGCACTATCAGCAATATCGGGCCGTAAATAAAAGCCTGCTTCATATAATCAGTCTCCGTTTGGGTGGCACGTTGAACAGAGCCCCTTGCTCGCCATCAAACTTAGGTGGCTGAGTCTCGGAGATCATCTGCTTTTGTTCGCGCACAACTGCTGGGTCACGGCTGTAGCCTAGCGCCTCTTCCCACTTCTTGCGCTCAATGCCGCGCTGTTTGGCCACCTTCCAGTCGGTCGGTAGGTACTCGTTAAACTCGTTCTGAAACTTGGCCCGCCATCGTTTGACTGGCTCTTGGGTTGGTACATCGAACTCATCTCGGAATAATAAGGCTTCTTCGTTACCCACATAAGTAATCCTATTGCGGTAGTAGTTGCGAATTATCTGTTGTCGCAGTTTGATGTCGCTATCTCTTGTCTCTGGGTAGTCTTTGAGCACGCGCTCTACTTTTGCTTTAAGCGTTCTGGGGTGCATAGCTACTCCTAATCCAATTTTTGTTGCCAAATTGCCAATGGCACGGCTCGCACAATGTCTGGCCGTTCTCTACATCAAAAAGGAACTCGATTTTTAGTAGGTCTTCGACCGACTTAATTCCATTAAACCAGTTCACTATAACAGAGTAAGCGAACGGAGAGTGGTCGGCGTTTAATTTAATGCCGGTTGCCCCGCAGTTAGTACAAGTATAATTGTCTCGCTCAAAAACAGCTTTCCGCCAGTTCTTATATTCAGCCCTCATCATCAACTGCTGGCGTAGGCTTTTTAGCAAGCTCCGGCCACCACACCAAAAATTACTGTCCGAGCCACACCTGATTGGCCCGTGAAGACCCTTACGCTTCATTGTGGCGCTAATTTTCAGTTTTACACTTTCAGGCCGGCTAGAGCCTGTTTTTCGCGCCCAGTAACATTCTTTTGAGCAATGCTTCACTCTGATAAGAGATGGGTGCACGGAAAATACCGAGTTACAATTCAGGCATATTTTTTTAATCACGTCAGTTCCTCTTTTACCCGACCTATAATTTTTTCCATAGTTTGCTCGTAAAAAACTTCTGCCGGAATGTCAGGGTACTTTTGGCTGTGTAGTACCATAATAGCCCCTCGTAGTCGCTGTGAGGGCGTTCTAGCCCCAGTCTCGCGCACCGGCGCATTGCCCGGCAGTATGTTAATTTCGTGATCGCTAAATTGGAGCCAGCCGAAGACTTGATAGAAGTTCAACAGCTTGGTTTTGTTGTAGGTAGTTATCTCTTGGCTGTGGAAGCGCAGGCTCATACCGCCGTCTTTTAGCGGGCTGACGCCGTCCAGTATTGCCGGCACTTGGAATATGCGGGGCCGTTTAGCTTTCATTAGAACGCCAACTTTTCTAGCACGCTGTCCATTTCCTTAAGCTGGGCTAACTGGAAGCGGAGCATAATCTCCGGCCAGTCGCCGAGCTCTTTGCGCGTTACTACTATTACGTGCATTGGCAGTGATGGGATAGCCGGATCGTAGAACACCCAGTACAGCGTTTGCAGTTTTTCATTGACCACAAAATACTGTATTTTTTGGGTAAAATACTCTTCCGGTATCTTATTTTCGATGGCGGCCTGCAAGTGTAGGGCGGACTTTAGGCACTTAATCTCGACAGCTTCGGTGTACTCGCCGGCCTTCTTAGGTGTTATGAGCCTGTCCGGGCTGTTGATTATGCGCTGATCAGCGTCAGAGACGCAACAACCAACCACTTCGAGCTTTTTCTTGTACTTTTTGGCGAAGGCTTGAGCGGCCTCGTCTTCGAGGCGTAAGCCCCTGTCCATACGATTTTCGTCGTCGCGGTCGACAGCTAAGTAGTCAGCGATTAACTGGTAGAACTCTAGCTTTTTCTCGGCTTGAGAGGCTAGTACAGCCTTGTCTTCGTCATTGAGCAACAATTCCAAGTCGGCTTTTTTAGCTGACTTCTTAAACTCTACTTTTTTGCTCTCGAACAGCTTAACTAGATCGTCTTTGGTGTACTGCCGCGCGGCCCATATCTCCCCGAGCCGGGTGCCGGTAACTTTACCTTTGCGGAACTCGTGCCACTGCGGCGATGTTTGACGTAAGTCTACTATTTTCATTGTGAGGCCACCTTTTTCGGCTGGGTCGGTTTACTAACTTGGTGGGGTGCAGGCTTAACGGCACCACTTTTGGTTGTTTGTGGTGGCGTGGCTGGCGGAGTTTTAGCAGTTTCCATTAGTTCAGCCTTGCGCTTATCTTTGGCGGCTACAACTCGGCTCTCGGCCATATAGCCTTCTAGCCCCATAAAATAGGTGCGTAGGGCCGGGATGTTGTGGCACCCGTTTATATTCTCGATAATCTCTTCGATTTTCTGGTCGCGGTAGGCGGTAAACTCTTCCATTTCTTCAAAGCTGGCAATCTCACCGCTTGAAGCGTAGCCTAGCATTGCCAGCGCCCGGCCAACAGCGACGGTCTCTAACTTCTCAAACTGTTTTTCGCCGAAGTCGACTTTAGCAACGGCGTGGCCGGTGGCGACGGCTGAAAACTCGTCGGCGTTATCTTTTTTAACGTAGGCGCTGAACGTGGCCAAATCATCAACGACTTTCATTTCGGTTTTAATTGTGCCGCGGGGGTTGTCTCCGCGAAACTCGTTGACGCGGTCGATGACTTTGGCGTAGTCGATGGTAATAGTCTTTTTTTCACCAGTTTTTTTATCAGTATATTGCTTTTCGATTTTGGTCGTTTTGACCCTTTTACTTGACATTTTTAGCTCTCCTTCTTTAGTTGTTTTACTCTTAGATTGTACGCTCTTGTTTATTTTCTTGTCAAGTAGATTTTCAATTCCCTTTATTTTGTTGTGGCTGTCATTCAGGTCGCGGGCGATATTTTGCACGAAATGGTAGGCTTGAACGTGCGCCCAGTGGTGTTTTTTGACGTCATCCGTCATATCTATATCGTTACGAGTTGTGAGGTGGCCCGGCACGTGCTTAAGCTCAACATCGAGCCGCTTGGCATAGTCGCTGAGGCGTTTTATAGCCCACACGCTGTCTGAAAAGACTTTAGCTGGTAGATTGCTAGACGCGAGCTTAATAGCGGCCTGTAGACCTATAAACTCGACTTGTGAGGCTTCCTGCGGTTCGAGTCGGGTTATCTCCCACGTCGGCGGCTTCTCGCCCAGCACGGAGACGATACAGTACGCTCCGATGGGCCCGCGCGCCTCGTAGGCGCCGTCAACGTAAAAGTAGCTCATTTATTTAGCCCGCCAATCAATAAGTCTGGCCGCTCGATAATTGAGTAAACTACTATAACATCGATGACTATAAGTGCGTAAAACAACCATTTTTTCATTATCCTAGCCTTTCAAATAGTTGATCGACTTCGTGGTCTTCAATCCCGGTACAGTCGATCGCCGGGCATACCACACTGTCAACGCCGCCGCACCCACACTCAACGTGGCCGCTCTCGCCAACTTGAAACGGCGAGCAACAGGTTTGGTCGATGTAGGCGTCAGGGTGCGTGCATAAAAATACTCCGTCTTCGTTCATTGCGAACTCGGCGGTGTTGTACTCTTTGACTGCGATTGCAGTACTCATTTTTAGCTCTCCTTAGATTTTTTATGGGTCTTTTTGAGCGACCCCAACCTCATACTACGCTCTTGCTTATATCGTGTCAAGGGCTTGTTTTCACTTCGGTGTTATGTAAAAATAGACGTACAACTGACAAGGCTTCGGCCGGCGGGTGCAGAGTAAGCTCTCGGCACTCGCCACGTCAGTTTATTTTTATGCCGCTAGGTTGCCGTCCGGGCCAACGTCGTGCTGGTCGGGTGGTAGTGGGTTTTGCTCGTCTAATGTCCTTAATAATTCAATACCCGCGGCACGCGTCATAAAGCCCTCGGATATACTGATCGCCAAACCACGCCAACACAATCGAAGTTCTGGTCGGAACTGGTACTCTCTAGGAAAGTCAACCCGCTCACGCTCCATCGTTTTTTAATGCCTCAACATTATAAACATCATCAAAGACGCCCAGCATTTCGGCGGCCACTTCTAAATCAGCCGGATGACAACCAGCTACATCACCATAGGTATTACTAAAACGCCTACGGACTTGGGCTACCCAGCTACCCTCATCGTCAGCTAAAGCTAGTATTATATTGCTCTGTTCACCAAAGTAACCCATTTCCTCAAGAATTAAGAAGCGACCGATCCTAGCAACTCTCTCGGTAATATCATCATCGTCTAAACCCTCGAATAGCTCTTTTGGTAATCTCTCCTTAACCATAATTTTATTTTATGCCTATGATTGTTAAAAATCTAATCACCCTTCTGACTTGAGCTATAGATTTAGGCTGGTACTGGTAATAAAGAAATAGCTTGACAGTGAACGAGGCACACTCCATACTAAACCTTGAACTGGGACATTGCCCGCAAGGGTATAAAAGCCGTCAATCGTCATTGGCGGTTTTTTAGTTGTGGAGTGCCTAATCCACCCCTCTGCTTTCGCTTGAGTTTGAGTGTGGCCCTTTTTCAGTTATTTTGAGTCGCCAAAAAGGTTTGAACTGGGACGACTAGACCCTCAACTATAGACCTTAAAAAATCTTATGTAAAGA